CCGTAAACTCAGTAGGTGTTTTGCAAAGCACTAAGCCGCCGATTTCGATGCTGTCTGGAAAGCGCGAAGTAACGCCGCCCATTAGTACCACTTCGGGGTGATCAGATGCTTTAACTGGTTCCCAGCCCTCACGTAACTTGGAGGTAATGTTAATGACATCCGCAGTGCCTTGCGTGCTAACACGAATCCAGCGATACGCATATCCAGCTTCCGGTGTCGGGTCTGGTAATAGGTCTGGAATCGCCCACTTGGTGGGGCGCTCAAACTTGTCGCGGGTTTCTAGGTCACGAGCCAAACGGTTTACTTTAGTGTCATTCATGTTCATTTCCTCATTTCTTCAGCAACCTTACGAGCATAAAGTTCCAGAGGAACCCCAAGCCGCTTGGCGATATTCACCTGTGATTGACTTAGTACGACCTTGCGGGGCGCAGTACTTCGTGTGGCTGGTGCTACCACGTTCCGTTTGGTAGTGCGCTGAGTAGAAGCATCAGCGGTTTCATCAGAGTCGAACTTCTCTGGAAACACTTGTCGCACACGAACATCAACTTTATCATAGTATTCATCAGACCGTGGATCAACTCCGGCCTTGACTAGCTTATTATGCAAGCCAAGGGCAAAGCTGGTCATCTCATCATCCGAACCAAACCATTCATTATTGCGCGTCCATAATACAGCCTTTTCATCAACCGGCTGTTGTATTTGTGCAACAGGTGTCTCTTCCTTGGCGGGGGCGGGTTTGAAGTTATTCACCCGCTCCGACTTCATTTTAATAGTGGTTAGCTGTTCCTGCGCGTTTACTAGGGCATCAGAATCACCAGACTCAAAAGCATCTTTATATTGCTTTTTGGCATCATTTAATTCGTTGGCAACCACTTTCTTGGCCTGTTCAAGCAACGCTTGCTGGCCTTGATTCAGGGAGCCTTTGAGCTTTTTATTTTCCTCAAAGATAACCTGTGCGGCCCGAATAGCTTCTTCTCGCTCACGAATTGCAGTCTCTTTAGCCCTGCGCTCTTCGTGATAGCCTTTGGTAAAGTGTTTCAGCCGTTTCTTGGCACTTTCGGTGTAAGACTCCAGTTCCTCATCCGTGGGGTCGGTTGGAGCTTCCGTCATCAGTGCGCGGTTACGGTCTTCCACCGGGGTGTCATCTACCACTTCAATTTCAGGTGTGACAACTTTACTGCCTAGCCGAGAAACCTTTTCCTCAGTCTCATGGGGAAATTCAAATTCAGTTTTTTCCATATCTGCTCCTTAAACGCGGGTAATGCCACGGGGATCTTGCACAACAGCCTGAACTGAATCATCGTTAATAATCCTGAATTCCTGCCCATGAATCTTGATGCGAGTCCCAGTGTTGGGCCGTACCAAAATGAAATCGCCGTTTTTACATGCGGCTCCGCTAGGGAATCGTTTCTCATCCTTGAAGGCGTCTGGGCCAATCTTGACCACAAACAGTACAGGGGAGAGCAGTTCTTCAAACTGTATTGTTTGCCCAGATTTAATCAGCCCGTTGTCGTACTTTTCATCCGCCTCTGGCAGGATACACAAGATGTGGTAAGTCGCCGGTTCTGGAATCTGTTTGGCCTTTTCCTCCGCTGTGTTGGGTAACACTGATACCGGCCCGGTGGGGTCTAGGCGTTGGCCTATTAGAAGTTCACTCATCTCTACTCTCCATTTTCTGACGCAAGTCTTGGATATCAAGTCTGGCGAGGTTAAGACCGTAAATTACCCCGCAGATTCTTTGGTACTCACCAAAGTCTTTAACACCACCACGAACTAGCGCGGTGGTCATGTCCTGTTCATGCTCGTTGAGTTTCTTCTCAAGTATGTCTAGCTCAGTCATTTGGGATCCTTCCGAGTGGCTGCGCGTTCAGCGTGAGTCATTTTCTGCCGATGCGTAAGATCGTTCTGCATAGATTTCTGAGCGTGGACATGGCCGCCGTGAGCCATGCCCTGCTGGTGTACTTCCTGACTCTGCCCCATTTCTTGGGCGTGTTTCTGTTGCATCATCTGCAACTGGGCCTGCTGTTGCGCCATCTCTTGCTGGTGTCGTTGTGCCATCATCTGTGGGTCTTCACCTATTTTTTTAGCCGTCTCATCCTGCTTTAGCTGTAACTCAGCCTGTTTGATAGCTAAGTCGCCTTCTACTTTCTTGGCCTTGGTATCAGCATCTTGTTTCTTAATCTGCAACTCAGCTTGCTGCATCTGCACCACAGGGTTTTGGGCTTGCTCTTGAGCTTCCTGTTGTTGAGCTTTTGACATGTTCAACTGCTGTAGCTGGACTGCGGCTTGTGCAACCAAGCGGGAAAGCTGCACCTCAACTTGCTCTGGTAGTTTCTCGGTAGGGGGAGGGAGCGGGACGCCCAGTTGCTCTTCAATCTTGCGCCTATACAAGAACGCTAGGTGTTCTGCAAGGTGAGCTTGAACTGCTGCGCCAATTTGTTGCGCCATTGGGTTTTGACCAATCTGCTGGGCAATCATCGGGTCTTTTAGAAAGGAGGTGTGGGCCGCAATGTGGGCTTCTTGGTCTTGGTACATAAAAGCATGTGTCGGCTCTCCCTTCAAAAACCCCATGTTTTCTGTGATGGGGTCGAGCGGCTGTTCGTCCTCTTTCATCGGCACAAGCTTCTCGGCGTTTTTTACCCCCAAGACCTCAATCATCTGCCGATGTAACAGTGGTAAGTTGTATATCTGAGGTGCGCCCTGAGCCAACTGCATGATGGCCTGATACTGCATGATCCTTTGCGCCATCGTGGAGCTATTGGGATCACTAACAGGTATCACTTCAACCATGTCGTAGTCGGACTGTTTAGCCAGACGATTCCCTTTCTGTGGGTCGTACTCATACTCCATCGGAGCGTAGTCGCGGATGATGTTTTTGAGAAGCTTAAACTCCTGTTTCATAGAGTAGTGAACGCGCGCTTGAACGGCGCTCATCACTTTAAGCTGCCTCTCAAGTATGGCTAGTGTTGTGCCCACCGGCGCATTGGCGCTCATGTCGCTGACCTTCATATCAGCAATAGAGCCTAGTCTGCGGCCCTCTTCTGTTATGCGTTCCAACAGACCCGCTAAAACTTGTGACGGCTCCTTATAAGGCAGAGCCATGATGTTGTCGCGCACCGTACCAGACGCTACATCCACATCCCTAAACTCGCCGGGAGCGATAGGTGTGTCATCTCCCTTGATTCTTAAACCTCGGGTCTTTAATCCTCCGGGAAGGTTGGACAGTGTCCCTGCATCCACTAGTTGGCGAATCAGTGACGTACCTGCACGGGCGTAGCCACCGATCAGGTGTACAAAGCCAAATCCATAAGCACCAAAACCGGGGATGTAGTCATACTGGACAAAGTGTTGTCGCTTGAGTTTTAGCTCATCGTCCTCTTCCCAGTTTCTATAGATAGCCAGTACCTTATTGCTCCCCTTATCTATGCTCACAACATAGGGTAGGGCAATGCCGTCTTCATCCTCATATCCGGGCATGTCGTAATCGACTTGAATCTCGTAGATTTGATACCGATCATCGTCCGTTAAAGTGTAACCTTGGCCTTCGGCTTTTTTCTTTTCTACATCGGTGTGCAACTGTACGGGTTCGCCTAGATCAATATCACAATAGAAACCCGCAACCTGTAGTTTCTTGACATCGTTCTTGGTCTTACGCATGGTGTGCGTAACACGCTCTGCCGTTCTCGCTCCACTGGAGCCGTAGGGTATAACGATGTCTTCAGCCGGGATAAAGACTGAAGTCTGTCTCCCCAAACTGGGGTCGTAGTACACCTTCTTAAACGCCGCTCCGGCTAGGCCAAGATTGAACAACATCCGCTCATGTTCGGGGCGATACTCGGGCATTGTCTCGGTCAGCTTAAAGTTCATGTCCTCCCGCACGCGCTCAGCCGCTTCTTCTTTAAGCCTGTCAATCGCACCGATAATTTCAGTCTTTACCGGGCCAGCAGCAGGGAACGTCTCAATGATGGTTTCGGATTGAAAACGAATCGCCGCTTCAGTCAGGACAGTAGAGTAGACTCCGCAAGCTCCATTCCACGGCTCAGTCCTCTCTTCATACTTCATTCCTAAGACCTCTAGCCCTCGAACGAACATCTCCACCCAATCCTTGCGACTCGCAATGTCTGAATCTACTAGGCTCATCAAATCATCAGCCACCTTACCCAAGTCACCCTCATTCATTAGTTCAGCGAGATTGACATCAAAAGGCTCCTTGTCCTCCTCTTCAATCACTAGACTCGCCACGCCCAAAATCTCTGGTTCACCAATTTCAATTTCGACCCCAATACTTGGGTCTTCGTCTAGAAAATCCATGTTCATATCTAGGGGGGTTAAGGCTTTGTCAATGTTAGTTGCCATATATTCTTTCAGTAAAAAGAGGATCGTCTACCGGATTTAAAATACCTAAGCGGCTCTGGCTCGTCACTAGGAAGACGTAAGAAACCACCCTGCCGAAAACGCATAAGTGCAAGCGTAGTTGCATCTACCAAGTCGTCATGCTCCCCACTAGGGAACGCAGCAATCTCATCGACAAGCTCTTCCGCCCAGCGGGTTTGCGGAATCCACACCTTACCCGAGGCAATTATGTCGGAAACAGCGTTTAGCCTAGCAATTTTGTCTTGCCCTTTGCTAGGAGTGTACTCCTGCACAGGTATGCCCATAGAACGTAACTCATAGATCAACGGCGCTCCAGTGGCTTTCTTCTCAATCAACAACCCATCTGGCTCCCAATCTTGATACTCTTTAAGCACATCTCGCTTCAAGTCAACCCATTCAACTCGTTTTTTGTATGTGTTGAGCAGGATAATGTTTGGTAGCCCGTGGTCTTCGTTGAGGTGAAAAATACCCCATGTCGTACCTGCGGAGTAGTCTGCCCTTTGGTTTTTTTCAAACGCCGTGTCCCAAGTCTGCAAAATATATTCGCACTTGGGAGGCTCAGCATGTTCCCACCACTTCCACCAATCCCGCTTGACAATTGCTGACTCATTACCTATGGGGTTTTGCTGGTATTGAGCTTGCCATTTAGAGTTCGGAAGTTCTTTTTGTAGCGTTGTAAGCTCGTCCAAAGACCAAAACTGGGGCCATAAAGGGTTACCACTGGGCAGAATAGCTGGGAACTCAATAATTTCCCACTCTTCGCCCCCTCGTGCAGCGGCGGCTTTGGTTACTTGCCCCGTCAAATCTCGACTTGCCCACCGAGTCATCACTATAACAATAGCTCCACCCGGCTGGAGTCGTTGCCTTGGCCCAGATGTGTACCACTCATACACCTTATCGTAGACTTCAGGGTTGCTTGCAGCCATTGCTGCCTCTTGCTCCGAGTGTGGATCATCAATAATCAGCACATCAGCGCCTTTACCTGTCACAGCACCCCCAACACCAATAGCAAAGTAGTCCCCTCCTTTACTTGTGTTCCACCGACCGGCTGCTTTGGAGTCTGCTTGTAGTACAAGCTCAGGAAATATGTCGTGATAAATCTCTGAATCCACTAAATTTCGTACTTTTCGCCCAAAACCAACTGCTAATTCCGCAGTATGTGAAGTTTGGATCACTTTCTTAGCTGGGTACTTCCCCAAAAACCACGCAGGTAACAAATAAGAGGCAAATTCCGACTTGGTATGCCTTGGTGGCATGTTAATAATGAGTCGTTTGCAGGTTCCGGCAGCAACTCGCTCAAATGCATCAGCCATCCGCTTATGGTGTGCCCCCGAAATAAAAACAGGCCACACTCTCTCTACAAACTTGATAAATTTAGTCTGGCAAAGCTCTTTTTCTTTTAACTTTTCCAGTTTAGTAAGCTGCGCTTCTAGTACCCGCAAGTCAGTTTCAGATATCTTGCCAGAACTTATCAAACTGTTAATATCCTTTAGCGATATTTCACTCATCAACAGACACTCCGTTGTTGAGAGGCCCAAGTTGGGCATCCAAATCATCTAGTGGCGTTATATCGGTGACATCTGCGTTCATCAGACGTTTGATCCTCTCCTTGATAGAGTTCTCTAGGCTCTGAGAAGAAGTGTGATGCACAGTAATTTCACTACGCTCCGTAAACAGGCCAATGTCGCTGTGCTTCCCTAGAAGCTCCAGTGCTTTTAGCTCAACCTTTACGTCTCCGCAGTCGGATAGCTTTACCAGCCTAGCAGTGATGTAGTTACGTGCCTGCTGCACATCAGCAAAAGCTTGAAAGTCAAACTCCCGTACCAGCACTGCGGTAGCTTTAGCTCTGGGTGATATGGTTAGATGCCGGGGGGAAGTAGGTTTGTTATCCCCGTTGAGTAGTTCCGCAGCTTTGTGTAGGTCAGCATCGTCGTAGTCGATGCTCCCTCCAAGTTCTTCGATTAGGTCTACTGTATTTACTGCAATAGCAATCCCATCCTTGTGAGTCAAAGGCTGCTCATCAGACAAGTCAAACGGCAGTTTGTATTCTGCGGTTGGGTGTATTTCTATCATGTAAGCACCGAGTTACCGGGTGAAAGAATGCGCCGAATATACCACAAAATTATATAGGGGGTGGGGGGTGTTCAATTTGGAAATGAAGGGGGGGTCTTTCTGTGGTAGAAAATAATAGGGGTGGGGGGTGTTTTTTTAAAAAGTGATGGGGGGGTGTGGGGAAATTTTAAAATTAGCTATCGTTTGAGCAGATTAGTATGTATTGGGTTGTACCTCCTGCTGCCTGTCAGCTTGGGGTATAGGGGATGGGTGGGTATAAGGGTTTACCCTAATCCATAACAATTGTTATCCCTCCCGCAGCATAGAAAATATCATAATTACCGTTTACATAAAAGTAGCGTATTCTCAAATACGTGTTACATTAGACCCATCGAAACAGATCGCTGATTCGATACCCCTAGGGGTCTCCTAGGATGTTAGTACGTTAGAGGGTTTCTATCATGGGTAATACAATTATCGCTCCGGTTCTGATTCAATCGGGCTCTGTCATTCGGGCTCGGGAATTGTTGGTCAACGGTCTCGGCAAGACTGGTGAGTTGATCGAAGGGTATGCGAATGCTCTCACGGCTGAATTCGGCGTGGCTTGGTATGAGTTGATCGGCGCTGATGCTAAGGGTATCAAGGCCGAGCGTAAACTGTTTAATGAGAAAATGGGCGAAGTGGTTGATGCTAAGGGTAAGCCTAGGTTTCTCACACCAGACGGTAAACCTACTGCTACGCTGAATACTTATTGGCAGCGTGTGAAGGAAGCGGCGGGGTATCAGACTGCTGAATCGGTATCCGGTAGCACCAGCAACAGCGACCGTAATCTTGCTGACCTGAAGACCATCATCAACCGTATTCTTGCAGATGAGGAAAATGGTGTGAATCAATCTTGGTCAGATAGCAAGGGTTCGCTGATGGATATCTTTGCCGCTCATGGTGGTGATATCGGCAAGCTCGGCAAGTAAGCAAAAGGGGCAGGGTTTACCCTGCCCCTGATCATAACAATTGTTATAGGAGAATGAAAATGGATACGATAAAAATGGCTAGAGCGAGAATGAATAGCATGATGAAAATGGATATCGGCCCTGCGATGGTTTGTTTCGTAGCAGAATACGGGAAACATGATAGGGCTTATACCGTGACATTTAACGATAACGGCAAATGGGAGATGTCTGTCAAATCATTCGATGGTGGCGGAGTTGTTGCCCGGTTCAAGCAAGACTAACCCCTACTTTGTTTTTACCAAGCCCGGTTTTTACCGGGCTTTTTTTCGTCTCTACCATAACATTTGTTATGGTGGATTTTGGTTTTTTTGCCTTGCACCAGTTCTCTGTGCGGCGTTAGGACGTAGGGCAAACCAAGGCGGTGAAGTGATATGCTGCACGCAGCATATCATAATTTTTGCTGTTTGTCAAACTTTTTTTAAATTTATTTTTGCCTTGCACCAGTTCTCTGTGCGGCGTTAGGACATGGGCAAACGTAACATTGCCTGTTTTTTAAGCAGTTGCCTATTTTTTAAGCAGTTGCCTATTTTTTAAGCAGTTGCGAATTATACTAGCATACTTTTGAGCGACTGCCTATTTTTTAAGCAGTTGCCTATTTTTTAAGCAATGTTACATAACAAATGTTATAGAAGCTGTTACATAAAAAAGGCATTGTTACGTTACATAGTTCGTAAGTCATTGATTTATAAGCAATGTTATATGTTACGTTTTTTTTCAATAGAGGGGGGTCACCTAAAGAAACGGCAAGTGCATTTCCCACCACAAATTGCCACCTATTTAACCCCATTTAGCAGCAGAGCATTTACTACCACAGAATACTATTTTAGGTAGGGGCTATATATATACATATAACTTTATTACATTATCACATTATACAATCTTTTACCATTTTCCCTATGTAAATCAACCACTTACGGTGTTACGTTTTCAAAAAAATTCCGTAACTTTACACACTTTTGCCCAATTTCACGTAACATTGCTTAAAAAACAGGCAGTTGCCTAAAAAACAGGCAATCGGCGAGGGTTTACCCTAACCTAGACCAATACATGCCCTGAACCCCTAGCCCATACATGCCCTGAACCCCTTGACACAAAGAGTATTTTGTGGTATAATATAATCTGGACAGGAGGAATACGCCTGCTGTTCTCCGGTCGGCTGGTGACTTTCAGTTTGACCATAACAAATGTTATAGAAACTAAAGAAGAGGTAAGAGATGATCAC